TACGCTCTTTAAATATTTATGTGCTTGAGCATAATTTTTACTAGAAATCTCCTGGATAAACTTAGTAATTTTATTCTTTACATTAGCCATATTATTATTTATTATAAAGATTTAATAAAGCTAAGAATTCTATCACGTAAAAATGAATCTATGTCTTTTTTAGGTAATCTTTGCACTGATTTCTCGAAATTCTCATAAACTTCTTCATATCTGTTATCATCTGTAACAACCCATTGCTTAGATTCTAATATACCATCTACAAAAGCGCTTGGATAAGAAGGATCAGCAACACAATCAATAGCTACTAATTTCATATTTTTAACAGTACTATGATCAGATCCCTCTTCTAATGTTCCTAAAGCTCTAGAAGACATACCAACTTTAACTCCATCGTTAATAAGAGCTCTAACTACTTGACCACATGGTGTTGAAAGTACTTTAGATTTACCATAAAATATATTACCGTCTTGCGTTAGTTCAGTAACCATATGACACGCTCTTTCTAGATCTACATCTGCCGTAGTAGGGTGATTAAGTTCGCCCATTGCTCTTCCCGGCTTCACCATTTCTTCAATGTATCGATCAGTTTCTCTCTTTAATTCATCTATAGGATATAATCTATTATTACGATTTACTCCTTCAGCCATCATATAAGGTCCTTTAATAAAAAGACTTGACTCAGCATTTCTATCTGCTTGTTCCTCAATGTATTCGAACTCGTCACCTACATCAGGTTTTTCTACAACTAAGTTAAGTTTCAACGCCATAATATTATTTATTCATCTTTTAAAAATAAGCTCTTTTTCTGTCAAAATAATAAATTTATATCCTCTTTTTTTACTATATTCACGAGCTGCTTTCCATTTAGCTTGATTAGTTACAAAAGTTTTTTGCTCGTAAAGTAAATGCTTACGGTTTCTATACTTAGTTTTAGGTGGTTTAGTTTCCCTAGAATGTTTGATCTCAACAAGATATTTTGTTAATTTATTCCCTTCAAGTATTTCTATATAATTATCTACGTAATATCTATGTCCTTTATTATCCAAAGGACTATAATATGGAACTATTACATTTTCACTACCCCATTTGATAACATTTTTATTATCATCACAAAATCTAAAGAACTTTAGCTCTAGCCCTGAACGATATACAGCTTTACTACCTATAAATTTATTAGGATTTTTTGGTACAAATATACCTTGTCTCCATTTTTTCATTAACCTACGAAGAACATTGTTGGATCTGTATCACCTAATCCTGGTGATGCACCATCCATGAGTTTTTGCTCTAGTTCAGCTTTTTTCTGCTGACCTTCTTGTAATAAATCGTAGTTAAGCGCGCCACCACCTAATAAACTAACCGATCCAAACTTACCTCTAACTCTTCCTATAGTAATCATTGATAAAGCTAATGCATACTCGTATATCCATTGTTCCATTATAACACTTCTAATAGGTTTTTCAATATAGCACGATACTACACCATAAAATTTATCACTACCAGGTTGAGGATACATTTGCATATATTGCGTCCTTGGATCAAATGATATATCTCTTCTTATAGCTAACATTTTTTCTCTTGTATCTATCCAGTTTTTTAATGTATACCATGAAACTAAATCAAATCCATAATTACCCATAGCATAACTAAAATATGTTTGCTGAGCTAATGTTTGCTCTAAAGTAAATAATGTATTAATTCCTGTAGTACTGCCTTCCTCAAATTCAGTTATATCTACTACTTTTCTATAGTCCATTATATCATAATCAAAAACATTTTGATAATTAACTGCATCTGATACTGAACCTTCTTGAGTTAAAGTCTGTCTTTCTGTTTGAGTAAATAAACCAGTTAAAGTTTGACCAAAGCTGGTTTCACTACCAGGTGAACTTAAAGATGTAATAGTAGTTACTAATGTAGTATCAAATAATTCAAATTTTTTAATTCCATCACGGCCTCCTGATAATGGGGTAAAAACACCAGAAAGAGATCCTGATAATACAGCGGTGTCTCCCGTATAAACGGGAAATTTTGTTTCTAGAAAATTACCAGATAATATAGAAGACGTGCTTACATATACTGATTCTGGAGTAGATCCTAAAAATTCTGGTCCAGGTCCTATTGGATTTGTACCTGCAACTTTTTTAGCGTTATTATCTAAATTAGTATTAGCTAAAGTATAAAGTAAATCTAATCTTATACCTTTATTCTTTTCATACATACTCGAGTCAAATATTAAAAACTCTCTAGTAAATCCTGCGTATTTAGTAAAATATTCAACAGCTATTTGTATATTTTCTCTTAGTTGATCGGTATGAATCTCTAAACTAACTAACGGGTGACCTAGTGACCTTTTTATTCTATCACCTAATCTGTCATAAGTTTCAATTTTAGAATTAAGATTAGTAGATAAAAATGCTGAAAGAGGCTGAATAGTACATGCAAGTGCCATAAAATTATTTATTCAAGCATAAATAATATTATGCCAGAAGCTCCAACAACTAATGATAGAAGTAATCAATATTTTAACCGAAACGAATGCAGGTCGTTCAACATACAAGTTTCTACATCTATGGTTCGTTTATCAGGTAGAGACTCAGGTGCACCGGGTACTGCAACAGGTCAAGGTCAAGAATGTTCTGAAGTTTTTATAGTAAATAAATCAGGTGGTGCAGTAGAATTATTTGATAGAGCTGATGCTTGGGGTAATGCTGAAGCTACAGCTGCAAGTAGAGCTTTTCTATTAGATGATAACGATAGTGTCACTCTAAGAGGATTAACTAATGTTAATCAAGTATCAGCTAAAGGATCAGGTAATGGTACTATATATTATAGAACTCAATTCTTTAGCTCTAATCCTATTAGATAATTAAACTTCAGCAGCAGGCTCTTCAGCCTCTGGAGTTGCTTCCGCGTCAACCGGTACATCATCACCTGTATCAGCTGGTCCTCCACCAAACTCAGGTATACCACCGGCATCTCCTCCTCCAGCTACACCACCACCTTCACCACCTACTGCTGCTTCACCACCAGCTAATTCTCCTGCAACTGCTTGTTCTTTCCAACTAGGTCCTGCTGCTTGAATTTGTGATAGCTCCCATTGTAATTCTGCATCTTTTCTAAGAAACTCTCTATTTGCTAGAATATCTTTATCCTTCCAACCGAGATACTTTTTCTGCGCATAAGTAGCTGAAACAAATTCAGAAGAAGCTAAGTTATTAAAGTTGCCTGCTTTTAATTCAAGTCTTTGATTTTCTCTTAACTCGTAGAAGTTTGTAGGTACATTAAACTCAATTTCAATATTTTGTTCAGTAAGATCAAGCTTTTTAAATATACCCATTAAAGTTAAATGAGTAATAAATCCCTTCTTTAATCCAGCTGCAAATCTTTGCTGCTGTCTCATTACAAATCTAGCAAACTTAAGCTCTTCTCTCAATATAGTTGATCCATCTGCTGATGCCTGATCATTAGGATCAAGTCTCGTTGAAGGTACTTTAAGAGCTCTATATAGCTTTTTAATAAAGTACATTAAGTCAGAAAGTTCACCTAAGTTCTGACCTCCAGCTAGCTGACTTACTGAAGTACCCTCTGAACCTTGTCTTTTAGCAAACCAAAATGCATCCAACATAGATTGAGGATTAAACTTCTTAACTATATTATCTTGATCTAAATCAAAAGTTTTCTTAGACCAATAATTCTGAATAAGTTTACGTAGATATGCTTCAGCTTTAGGAGGAGCCATATTACCTACATCAACATTAAATACTAATCTTTCAGGCGCTCTTACTAGTCTGTAAATTACGATAGCATCTTCAATTAATGATAACTGTCTATAAGGTCGTCTAGCATTTTCTAAAAAGGGTATTACAAAGTTTTTAGTTTCATTATATACACCAGAATTAACATAAGTAATCTGATTCTGGTCCATTGGTATAAATTCAATCTTTTCTATTTTTTTAGGATTTTCAGGACTATAAATAGGCTTTCTGTAAATATATCCCTTAATAAGCATATTCTGAATATTATTATAAACAGGATCTATAATTTCAGCTGGTAAGTTAATAACCCCTAAAATACCATCTTCTACAAATCCCTCGTGAATAATTTGCTCGAAAAATAATTCTCCTTCTACTAAAAGCTGTCTAAAATATTGCCAACCTCTATTTTTAAGATCATAATATTCTATATATCTATGAAATTGTTTTTCAAGTTCAGATTTTTCTTCAACAGTTAAATCTACTTCTTTTAATTGTAACTTTGCTGAATACCCACTATCGTCAGGATTAATAGTCTCATCACATATTTCGTCTAATGCATCTGCAACTTCAGAATAAGCAGCTATAATTCTATAATCTCGTAATCTACCATTTTTATCTTCTTGAATGTTAGCATACATTACATCACCGAAAGATGAGTCTTTTGCAAAATCACCTATAGGTATATTATTATATGGATTAGAAGAAGAAACTGAAGCTTTTGCTAGCGCTTCAGCTCTCTTCATACCCGTCTTTTTAAATATATTATACTTAGGATTAAGCTGATCACCTTCAGGCTCTACATTAGAGTATGGTAAACGACTCTGGATATATTGAATTAAGTTTCTTCCAAAAGTGGATGCTCTTCCATCGTTTGTTACGTAGGATCTATTTTGTGAGGGAGTTGTTGATGAATCCGCCATTGTATATATTTATTCTAAGTTAAGGATAGAGCTAGCAGCTTGATAAGAAGAAGCCCAGCCAGCTTCATTAGCAGTAACAAAAGTAAATTTACCTGTTCCGCTTAAGGTTGATGTGGGTAGAGATATACTTACTAAATTATCAGTAGCTATATTATATAAACTATCATCTAATTTATAAGCACTAATAGTTTCTAATTTAGCAGAAGTTATCTGCTGAAAATCAGTAAAAAAGTTAAGCTTATTTGCGCTTATATATAAAGAATTACTATAATCTAAAGCTTTTCCGTATAATAAAAAGTTATTAGTTTGAGAACTTAGTACATTAGTTGTACTTCTTAGTTGCTCAAAAACGCCGGAGGTAGTATAAAATATATTTGTAAATTCTGGTATACCTGAAACTGTAATAGTTTCAGAATAATTAGTAGGTACTGTACTATCGTAACCAGATAGAGCACCATAACCTTGCTCCGTATATGTTTTATTTGATATCTGCTGGTCAAGTGGAGAGAAGATTCTATTTTGTAAATCTACAGCAATAAAATTGTTATCAATCTTATAGATATTTCCAACTGTATCTTTTTCTTCAGGAAATAGCCAACCTTTAATAGTAAAAGAAGTGTCTACTGTTATCCTAAATTTTTCAGAATAAGTTGTATCTGTTGGTGTTGAATAATTTAAATTACCACTCCAAAGAACTTCGCTTCTTATTTCTTGATCATAATTAGCTCCATATTCTTCAGGTACTTTCCAAGTTAAAATAATATAAGGATTATTATATGGAACAAAGTTTGAAATTATTTGATCTACATCTTGCATGTATCTTGCAAGTATCGACATACTAACTTCTAAATTTACCGGGACAGGCATTAAAAATTTAGAAGAGCTGCCAGCATCTTCACTTTCAGTTGACGGTATTAATGATGCATTTAATTTATTAAAAACTCTAGACTCATCTCTTGATATACTATCAAGATTTATAGCAACTACAGGAAGCGTTATATTTTGCGCTTTGTTTACTATATCATACATTACCCGTTGTTTAGGAGCAAATACGTATCTTACATCAATATTTGATTTAGCATTTCTGTTTTTATCAAATCGACTAATAACCGTATCGTCAAACGCAGCTACAAACTGAGTTAATAAATTTTTTATTTCAAAATGAAATGCTCTATTCTTCATATCTTATATATATTTATTACAGAAACCTATCAATAAAATATTTAGGTAACTTATGTCTATTATTAACTACACTTTCTGCAATTGATCCATCTAAAATATAAGTTATACAATGATCTTTATGTGATCTTACACCTCTTCCACAAGACTGAATTAACGAACAAAGCATTTTATTCATATACCAATTAAAGTCACCTTTCATTAATTTTTCGATACGTTTATCTTTAGTAGGTAAATAAGGCGCTTTTACAATAATTTGAAATCTAGCTAGATCATCTCTTAGATCTACTCCATGAGACATTGAAGGAGATATTAATACTGTAGGCTCATCATTAACATAATGCTGCTCTAATATTTCTTCATTTCTAACACCAGGCTCTCTAATTAAAAAACGTCTATCAGTTAATGAACCAGCTAGAAATGAAGTAATAGTATTATTATGAGTATGTATAATACCTTTATCACTTTTATGAAATTCGCATATCTCTTTTACCTGCTTAACAATTTTAGGTAGACTCCTTTTTAAATTATGATAATTTAGTTTTACCTTAGTATTACAATATATAGGAGCATTTTTAGCATCAAATGATGATTCTGCTTCTATATATTTAAATTTACTTATACCTAAACTTCTACAAAAATTATTAGGATCAATAATAGTAGCAGACATTAAAATTACTTTATCAGCATATTTAAAAAGATGATTAGAAAGCTTATCAACTTTTAGAGGCATAAATGTTATACCTTTCTTATCAGCTTCAAATAGATATTCACTTTCATTCCAAGTTTCTAAAATTAAAGATAATTTAGAATGCAGATTACGTAAACTAATTAAATTACTTTTTGACTCAATAATAAACTTTTTATTAACCTTACCTGTATTATTAGTAATCTCTTTTAAATCTTCTATTCTATCATTAAGATCTAATATTAATTCATTTATCCATTTTACTACTTGTAAACTATTTCTAGAATAAAAAGGTCTAATATTAACATCTAACTTAGTAAGACTTTCAAAATTTATACTACACGAAAATTCTTTAACTAATTGATCCTCTAACTCAGCAGCCTCATCACATATAAGAAATTGTCTCTTTTTCAAATGATCAGGTAAAGAGAAAAACATATTGTAATTTAACGTATTAAACGTAGACGTTAATGCAGTATTTCTATCTTCATAGTAAGGACATTTATTAAGAGCCCAGCATTCTTCTTTAATCTTAGGTAGATGTAAGCAAGGAGCCAACTCTACAGTAAAGCGATTATCTACTTCACATTGATAATTGGACTTACCTTTTAATACCTTAACATCATTAAACAGTTCTTTATATTGATCTTGTAATGCTTTAGTTATAGTTAGCGCTGTACAACCGAAAGGCTTTTCTTCACTACATTCATCTTCATACGTATATCCTCCACCATGCGTTCTTCTATACGCTAAATAATTAGTTACTAACTCTCTAAACTCTTTAGTAGGTTGATTAGATATGTTACCTATAGTTTTAGATATAAAGGATTTACCAGAACCGGTAGGCGCATTACAAACTACAAATTTATGACCATCTTCAAAAGCTTGATCAATATTTTTAAGTAACTTTACCTGAGCAGGATTAGGAGTATAACCACTCGGAAAGCTTTGAAGTAGGCCACCTATCACACTTTATTTTAAAGTAGTTCCATCTGATGGCAATATGAATACTAAGTTATCGTATAGCTTAGATTTAGAAGAGCTGTCTAAAAATTTAACTCTTGTCATTTGATTTATAGGAATAAAAGAACTAAGATGGTAATTTAGAACTCCTTTATCATCATCATAATCCATTTTAAATGGATATGGTATTTCGTAATTTTTATTTGATCCATTTATCTCTAAAGTTAGATTTATGTAATATTGCTTAACTTGAAATATCTTAAACTTGCCTTTCTTTAATACCTTTTTATTAGTTCTTATTACTATATCCTGTAATAAGAAAGGTTTTAAAAAATTAGATACTTTTTCTAAGCTTACATTCATGAATTCATAAAATTAAATTTTTGTTGTTGAGATAAAGGGTATATATTTTCATTAAAGTATATCCAAAAATCTTCATTAGCGGGTATTTCCTGTATAACGTCTACTTGATTGCAGTTAATATTTCTATAATCTTGCATGATAATATCCCAAGCAACTGATAAATTATCTGGTCCTAAATATGGTCTTCGTGGTCCTTTAGGAGTAAAATAATTTAAAGATATTCTTCCGTTAACTGAATTTAGTAAATCTAATGAGTTGGTACACAGCATCCGTCTAGTAGCAGCTAAACCTGGTTTAACTATTCTTCTAGGAAATCTAATCTCTAATACATTATTAGAAAGTAAACTATCAAGAGTTGCTTTTTGTACTATCATCCTTTGGTTTACAAATACCAAACATTCTTTCTTCGTTTAAGAAAATAGCTTTACCAACTTTTCTACCACCACTAATAGTAATATTAGAAATAGTTACTCCCATATTGTTCGGAAAAATAACAATATCATTAATCTTTGCATGTTTAGTATCAGGCCCTGCAAGCACAACTCTACCTTTACGCCATGCTTTAGTTAGAGCATTTGTTGGTACTACTATACCATTACGAATCACTTCATCACCATTATCAGTTTCATCTACATACTCTACTAATAAAATATCGTCAAAGATAAAATCTAAATCATAATCATCCAGACCAAAATCTCCTTTATCTTTTTGTGTTAGATCAATTAAGCTTCTCGTTGGAGCTAGATTATCAATACTTGCCATTGCCATACAGCTATTTACGTAAAATTTTCTCTAATTCAACGTATTGCTGTAATTCTCTTTTAGAGATATTTTTATTCTTAGCTATAGCATTTAAACCCTCAATATCATCATCTTCTTTCTTTTTTTTCTTTATATAAGATATACGCTGCCATTTAAGACGTGGTATCAAATAATAATAAAGTTTATACACTTCTTGTTTATCGTCAAAGATACCACCAAACTTATTAAGAGTTTCATTAACAAATCCTGGAAGTTCCTTATTATAAAAGGAAAGCCACCTATTAAAAAGGAACGGTACAAAAGCTTGCTCACCTTCTGAGTCTAATACACCAGCATTATCTTTTTTAGAATAAAATAATTTATTTTGCAGTTGAAAGAAGTTCATTACCAATTTTTAATTATATTAGCAACTATAAAAAAGTTACATATTATAGCTTGTAGTATAATTAATGTTCTAATTAAAGCAACTATATCTGCTTCATCAGTAGAGCCAGCCTTTTCACCTAATGCTTTAGCCCACAACCTCCATAATCTCATACACT